CAACAGATGGCAAATGTTGCCGCAAGTACCGTTGGCACATTACAATATACCCAAACAGGAACTAAGACTGTTAGAAAAGGGCAAGAATTTGCTGTTGTTGATACAGAAGAAGTTTATAAAGGTCAAAAGGCATTTGATGCAATGGCTAATGCGATTGCCGAAGCCACGGAGCAATACGAAAAAGGCGAAATTACACTTAATGATTATAATGGTCGGACAGGCGAATTAAAAGAACAACTTGATACAGTTTATGATTCGTATTTGGAAGTTATTCGTTCGGGTGGCGAGCTTAATGAACAAGACCAACTTAACTATGTCACACTTGTTAATTTAAAGGCGGCATGGGTTGATGCCGAAGGTGCATCAAGCGCTTATGCTCAAGCATTAGCTAAAGTTTCGCCCAATACAAATGAAGCAATACAATTAACTGACTTATATAGTGATTCTTTGGTGCGTGTAGGGAATCAATATTATTTCGTTACACAAGCCGCAAAAGATGCTGCAATAAAGCAGCTCTCAACAGAAATTTCTTTAACAAAGAATGTGCTCGAACAAGTACAAACAAGGATTGCAGCTCGTGCATTAGAATATGATTCGATTGTGCAATTTAATAAAGAGGCTTTAAAACACGCTTCTCCAACTAGTGCGGGGCAATTTTACGAGAGCAATCAAGGGCAAGCAGTTCAAAAATATTATAAATTAAAACGAAACCTTGAAAAGCTGAAAAATATTAAAGTTAAAAGTAACAGTATAGATGACACAAAGTCTCCGAACAAAGATACGACAAAAGGCAGGGGTAGCTCATCGGGTGGCGGTAGTTCCTCATCTGACACTTCTCAAAAATCCCGTGAACTTCTTGAAAAATATAAAAAAGAATTAGAGGAATATCAAGAAGCACAAGAAGATGCTTATAAAAAAGGTGAAATCTCAGCTTCTAAATATTATTCTAATATTCAAAAGAAGGGTAAAGCCCTTTGGCAAGATCTAAAAAAGCGTGGCAAAGATTATGCAGATTCGGCTCAATCTATGTTTGACGCTTATGTGAGTGCTAATTCTAATTCAGTTAAAGAGATTTTCTCCGAGCTAGATTATCGTTACAAAGAAGGCGATCTTACAGGTAGACAATACTACAATAATCTTTGGAAATATGCTAATAAGTTCTACAAGAATGGAAAGCTTTCTTTTGATGAATATAGAGATTATGTATCTAAGGGTTATGACGCTTTATTTGACCAACTTGAAGATGATTATAATGATGGCAAGATTAGTGCCGAACAATATCAAGAACAAGTAAAGAAAGCACAAGAAGATGCCAACAAAGCAATCCAGAACGCAACCAAGAAGGGCTTAATTGATAAATCAGCCGCAAAAGAGATTTATAATCTTTTGGTTAAGCGTGGGGCAGAAGCGGCAAATAGTGTTGCTAAGGCACTTCATGATTCTATGGTTAAGGCTGCAAAAGAGGCTGTTGCGGAAGCTGAAGCTGAACTTGAAAAGGCTCAAAAGAGACAAACTCAAGCCGAAACCTATATTAGTGCTTTGCAATTTTGGTCTGACGAAGAGCAAGAACGAATTGACAAGGTTATTGATGGTTACAATGACGAGATTGATAAACTTCAAGAACAACTTGATTTACTCGATGAACAAAATGATGAGTTAGATAAACAAGCAGAGCGAGTTAAGTTAGTCAATGCACTTGAGGATGCGAAGAAGCAAAAAACCGTAAGGGTGTTTGATGAAAGCTCAGGTTGGGTATGGACTTCTGACCAAAAAGCGGTAAAAGATGCCGAAGAAGCTCTTGAAGAATTCGACAGAGAACAAGCTAAACAAAAAGAAAAAGATGCTATAAACGAGAGAATAAAAGCTCTTGAAGCACTTATTAAGAAAAAGGAAGATGAGAAACAAGCTTATCAAGATGTAATCGACGAACAAGTAAAAGCTCTAAATCGTTACACTATTGAATCTCAACTTGGTGCAACTATTGAAAATGCAATCTTTAAAGATCGTATTCAAAATTTTGATAATTGGAAAAGGTCTTATTTAGATGGAATAAATGAAGTTATTTCAGCTATGGAAGACCTTAATCGTGCGCAAAGCAATCTTGATTCATTGCAAGCAGAACTTGATAGAATTGAATCAACAGAGGCTTCAAGTTCAATTACTTCGTCGTCTTCATCAGGTGGAACATCAAGCGGAAAATCTAGTCAAGATAAGAGAAATGAAGCGGTTCAAAATAACATTAATAAACGAAAAGAGGAAGGTTATGATGTTAAATCTTGGACTGATTCAAGTGGGAATTTACATTATAGTGCTTCTAGCACAAAAAAATCAAAAGAA